TTTCTGGTAATTTGCGAAAAGAAACGCAAATCTACTTTGTTTTTGGGCCAAGGCATTATTCCCTTGCGTGCGATACCGCCCTCAGTATCGCACGCAAGAATTGCATTTATTGTCATTTACCGGAGAATAATTCCTCTAATGTTGAAGTAATTTCATTTTCCATTGTCTTGTAATCAAGTCTGCATTTAAATGCCTTACATGCATTGCGCTCTACAAGAGGATGACTGGTTATTACTCCGAGAATGCTGGTATCCGGAGGACAATCCGAAAATTCATCTCTGGGACAAAGAATTGCTTCTCCAGAATCCATGTAAAAAATAATATCTTTTAGAAATCGCAACGGAACATTATGTGGATTCTTATCCATATTGTCTATCAGAGATCGAAATCCGCGTGAGCGTTCAGTTATTGCCATGATTTACTCTTTTACTTTTGCTACCGCCTTTTTTCTGGCGCGAGGGACAGGCTTCAATGAGGAATCCAATTTATATGCTTCTTTGCGCAATTCTGCTGCCTGAGTCTCGAATGTCGTGGCTTGGGCAAGTTTCAATTTGCCAATATCTAGATCAGACAGAACGGAATCGGTAGTCGGCGCATCAATAACAGAATCCCCAACTACTTCCATCGCAGCCGGAATAGGCGTAGGTGAAGGGGAGGCATTCTTTGCCCCCAACGCATCTTTAATCTGCGCGTCTGATTTTCCAATAGACTGCATGCGTATGATAGTATTTAGATCATTCAGAGGAATTTCGCCTTCGCCCCGCGCTCCGGGCGTCATGATAACGTCAGAGGTCGCTGTTTTCTGTAGTCTGCCGGATTTATGCAGCCAAGTCAACAGAGATGCGCCATTGTTCATCGCCGTTCGGGAAAACAAGTCATAGATATTTGGGGATGATTGTGCGCTCCTGCCGTTAACCAGATTAATGACCATTTCGTGTTCGGCGTCGGGCAATCGTTCAGTTTCAACCACTAAACAATGATTTTCATCTATAGTTTTGCCTTTAGCGTCGGGTATTTCACGAAATACAACAACACATTTACGACCTGTTGCTTTGATTTTGCCTATATGTAGCATATATTAATTTATTCCTTTTTTGTTTCGTCACTAATTTCGTGTTGGTCTACGAATTTTTTAATGATAGTATATATCGTCCCAACTGCTGCTAATTCAGTTGGCTCAAACGCGCCGCGTTTGATTGCGACTTGCAAGATATTCAATACTTCTTGCAAGTCGCTAATATTTAGCAGAGGATCATCCATCTAGTGAAAGTTTATACAACGTTATCAGTTCAATACATCGCTCCATGTCTTCCCCTAACTCAAAATATATATGTTCAATATACATGTCCTTGTCTTTCGCAATCAGTTCGCATACTAATCCCTTGCTGTTATCCAGATCAAGGGCAGATATCATAGCGACAATATCTGTGTTCTGATATGCAATAGAAACAATATTGCGCGCCATTTTTTCTTTGGTGCTGTCACTGAGCATGGTTTCAAATTCATCCATGCTCAGTGTTTTGCGACGAAACACACGGATCATGCGTTTCCGCCATTATAATAAACTGATTCACCATATGGCGCAACAGCACGTCCATACTGTGTATGGATTAGGAAGGTGGTATCACAATAGTCCGGATCACCCCATGCAGTAGAAGGATTTGGCATTCCATCAGTGAATACGATAAGTTGATCAGGCTCAATACTGTGCTTTTTCATGTAATCCCAAATTACCATAAACTTAGTGCCGCCCCCACCGCGCAACGGATAATCAGCAATATCTTCACCGGAATCTTGGGTGTATTCTGCATAACCATAAACGCTGGTGTCGAACTGACAGATTCTAATAATATAGTTGTTATACTGCGCCATCATTCCACTGATTTCAGAAAGAAATTCACGAAGCATGTCTTCGCTAACTGATCCAGAGGTATCGATTGCCAAAAAGACATTGATTGCTTCTTCCGGGACTTGACCGGGAAGAATTGCCTGTAGATGAGCGCCTTTGCGACTTGTTCGCATGAATGAATAATCAGCGGTATATTTGCTTTCAATGGTTGCCGAGATAATATCAGTCCAGTCAATCGTTGGTTCAATAAGATCGGCAATCAAACGCTGAATGTCAGCAGGAGCGCCGCCAGCCGATGCAGCACTGATAATATGAGCACGAATTTCCTGCGTAAGATCATCGCGATCATCGTTAGACATCACGCCAATTACTTGACCTCTGGCGTCTGTTTCGCCATCATCTTCACCATCAGAGTCTGATTGGTCATCGCCATTCATATCAGGGTGCCAGTCAAGAAGTTCGCCTTTATCTTCGGGCTTCCCACCGGCATCTTGTTCTTTTTTCAGCAACTCATAGACTTGTTCTGATGACATTCCATCATATTTGTGATCCAAATATGGCTTTATAAATGTAACAATTCGACAATACGTTGATCCCGCCTTGCCCGCATGGCAACTTGATACATTAATAACATCATTTTCAATCATGTTATTAATGACATAATCACATGCAATATTATATAGCTTCGGGTCTCGATTACTTCGACGGATCATATGTTGATAGATGCAATGACCTAATTCATGAATTACAAGAAATACAAGTTCCTTGTCATCCAAATTCATAACGAATTCTGGATTGAAGAAGAAGGATCGTCCGTCTGTCGCCGCAGTAGAACACTTTCCCCGCCGCGCCACAAGAGGCAACTGCATTGCAATTTGCCCAAAAAATGGGTGTGCAAATAGAAGGCGTGATCGTGCCATGGCAAGTTTATAACGGGCAGCTTTGACATTTTCGTCAGATTGCGCCTGCGTGATATTTTCTGGAAGTTTCATTTATTCCTCATAAGATGATGATGATTGATTATAACATGAATTGGTAATTAAGTCAATGACTTAACTTTAGCAATATGGCATGTTCTTCAAGGAACAATATGCAAACTGGTCGTTGATCAATCACTGAAAGTTGATAATATATTGGCGGGATGTCATTGTCTCTAAATACCTGAACACACCTATTGAATGAACTAATCGAAACGATAAATCCAGTTCTAAACCATGAGAGCTTCCATGCCGATACGGTCGATGGGGCAACGAGCGACGATCCAAATATTGTTCGCAGCGCCTGTTTTTGTAAATTCGCAGAATTCATTGTGATAACTTGAACATAAAAAAATCATCCTGATTATAAAATTTATATTCGGAATTTTCTCGCCCTCTATTTACCTCAATCATATATGGATGGATTGCTTTTCTTAGAATTGGAGCGTTGGTGTCAGTATTTGGCACAGATACCACGAATTTCGTAAATGGAAGCCATGAACCCTTCCAGTTGATTATATCAGTAATTGTTGGATGTAGTCCAATAAGGTCATCAATAACTTGTTGTGATTCGGGGTATTTCTGTTGGTATAATGCCCGCCTTGCCAAATTAGAAACAGGCAAGGCGGTAGGTAAAGGGGAAATGATTCTCCCCTTTACCTTTTTCTCGGTCATAGTTCCATCATAAGTTTGCCGGTTTCGGATGAGATAAACCGTTTCCAACCGGATAGTGAACGGTTTACGTTGGGCAGATTGTTCTTTGCAGTCAATGACTTTCGAACAATCAGACGCATTCCCATAACAGCCATTTCAGTTTCGAAGTTGTCCATCAGAAACTCAATGATAGTGTTCATGTATTTGTCAAGAGTTTCTTTGTTTTTGGTGGAGTCCGTCGCAATTGCTGAATTATATGTTTTCAATTCATACACCAGACTAATCGTAAGTGAATATAGCGCGCTAATCTCCTGCGTGTTGAGTTTAGTGACTTTTCCTGTCATAATGTCAGTTGGATTGGGCAAATTCTTGGAATTCTTACGGAATGCCATAAACGGAATTGCCTGCGCTGCGCCAATAATACCAGTTGCCATATTGTTTAGGTCTGATGAGGGAATACCAGTTGCATTATCAAGAAGATGTGCAAGGACAGCCCATGATCGGGGTGTTGCAAACGCGGCATCTTTCGTTTTGCTGCTGAAATTATACAGAGAAATCTTAGAGGAAATAAGATAACCAAGAACATCGGCGTTAATATCATTGTCGCTGGCCCATTCGTACCATGCGTCGAAGTCATGCCGTAGTTCATAATGGATAAATCGGTTCCGAAGCGGTGCAGGCATTTTAAAGGTGACGCCCTGATCGCTTGCACGATTGCCTGCTGCGATCACGGCAACATTGTCAGGAAGCTTGTATTCACCAACTGCCCGATCAAGAATTAGCTGATATGCCGCCGCCTGAACAGATGGAGTTGCCCCATTGATTTCATCAAGGAAAAGAACGACCAAATCAAATTCTTTTGCCATTTCTTCAGAAGGCATTGAAACGGGAGGTGCCCATGCCATCTTGTTTGTTTTGCCAGTATTGTCGAGAAAGGGAATTCCGCGAAGGTCGGTTGGGTCCATCTGCGAAAGACGCACATCAACCATATGAGCGGTCTTACCATTGGCTTTCCAGCGGTCAATGATCTGCGCAACCACAGATGATTTCCCAATGCCGGGTCCGCCATGTAGCATTACGGGCTGTTTCAGCCGGATATGGGTCTCTAGGTAACGAGAAAGCTGTAGCGTTGTGACTGAGTGATCGACTAGATTAGTTGACATTAATTGTCCTACTTGTGGGTTAAGGTTATGGTGATCATAGCATATCATACTGTATGATACAAGGCAAGCAATTATTTGTTGTTATTTTGATGTTTTTCGAACCATGTCAAAAATAGCAACAATTTCAAAATCGTCTGGAATATTGCCACATTGGCCATTAGTAAATGTGGCATACCAATCCTTTGCTCGCTCAAGTGTGGCGGCATCGACGGTCACAGTTTCGGCGGTTAGGAAATTGTTCATTTATCATAATCCTTTGCTAGAATATCAGTTTAACATGGATTATAGCGGGTGTCAATCAGATAATCAGGATAATGTCGCAATCCACTCATGCGGGCTGTCCAACATTTTGCTCATTATAATATGTTCAGGATTGAACAAAACAATTTCTGGATGGTGAATTATAAAATTTGCAGGCTGAATGATATATGGTGATTTCGCGCGCCCAAGCAAAATCAATTCTCCAGATGTGATTTGTTTTTCCAGAGATAATGTTTCATGATAGAATAATTCTTTCATGACGTGCGCGGATTGTGATGTCAGAACATATGACTTATTTTTGGTGAATATTTTTAATTTTTTGTTTTGTATGGTGTCCCACAAAGAATCATTGCGATATGATGTAGTTTTGTATGACATGCAAATAATTGTTTCTAATTTCAGCAAATAGTCAATGATTTCAGGAGACGTGAGATACTGAGTCAGCGCCTCTCTGAAATCATCATATGAAAGATTATCTGGAATTACGTCTGTTAGAGATTGCAATTTTAGCATCAGATTCTTTCCTGAATGGTCCAATACATTCGTTATTTAGAATGGTTGCCAATCTTGGACTTCGTAAAATCCCCCACTGGCTCGGATATTTGATTGCAAAATATCCAGCAACATGATATGGTTGGTTTGCGTTCAAAGATTTTTTGTATATAGTATTATCGTGCCTGATGTCAATAAGGCACGGCGCGGGGGAATTTGTGATAAAACCATTGATACTCATGTTTACTTCGGGATCATCAATCTGGTCCATGTGCGTAAAAAATTCTGCGATATACTCGACATTTACTTGCGTGGTGATACCAGAAGATGATTGATAGAAATCATAATTCTCAGATGTTGCAGCACGAAGCGATCCTATTGGTTTGCCTGAATCCTTGACAATCCAATATTTATTCGGCAAAATGCAGTGAAGTTCCATCATTTATTTGTCCCTTGTATATGCAGCAGATAAATATTTGGAATGATCAGCGCATTGCTCACCAAGGCGCACAAGATTATATTTTCCACAAAATCGCAAGAAATGAAGCCCGCACTGAGAAACTTTATCTGCTGTTATAGCATTATTTATAACCATATCAATAGACTGCAATACATTTTCCGGCTGTTCTGTCAGGTCAATTAATTTTTTATTTCTGATATAATCGTTTCTGACAACATGCTCTTCATTATTAATGTCAATCCACCGAACCAACATAAGGTTATTCCAGTGATATCCTTGTTTGTTTCGGTCATCAAACGCCTCTTGCATCCCTGTTTTATTTTTGGTTCCTTTTTTTCTGGCTCCGGGATAAGCAGAAAAAATATTATCTGCCTTATCCCCGCGAATACACTTTTCAAAAAGAAGCCATTCAGGATCGCCAATAGATTTTGGCGCTTTGGTTTTCTTGTCAATAACCAATGATCCCTTCGCGTCATAAATTCCATCAAGAGTAATATGCTCTTGTGTTATGCCATTGTATTGAGTTACGTTGGGAGTTAGTAATTGGTAAAAATCAGAATCTGCACTGATGATGACATGTTCATCCTCTGAATGCGTCTGAATCCATCGGGCAATGCAGTCATCGGCTTCTGCGCCGGGCGCAGCCAATACAGTGGCATTCGACCGGGAACTTAGAAAATCTCGAAAATCATTGAAAGATGCCAGAAATTGCTTGTCTTCCTCTAATTCCCGCATGCTCATTCCTGCTGTTCGTTCAGCCCGATTTCTCTTGTATGGTCCATAGAAATCTTTTCTCCACGATCCGCCTTCAAAGCAACACACAAGATGGTCGGCTCCAAAATCACGCCAGACCTTATTGATACTGGAAAACATGATCTGCATTGCCATACCAATCTTCATGTCAATATCGTCGCCCCGAACAACATGCTTCGCCCGGAAGTAAAGATGCGTCGCGTCAATAATTACATACTTCATATGTCATCAACAATCCCGCGACAAAGATCATGAAACCATTGCTCGATGATATCTTCTTCTTCTTTACCGTTATATCCTGCTGACTTTAATTCGTCAATAAAAAAGATATTCCAGTCCAACTCAATTTCAATGTTAGATGGGTCTTTACTGTCAATGACGTTGAATTTAGTTACATTAACCCATGGCTGTTTTAAATCAGTTGCCTCTTTTTTCGTAAGGTTTTCTCTGTTGGTTTCTGGGCGATCCGCCGCCGCCGAACCAAATAGCTTATTCCATAGACTCATTTAGTCTCCTTTTTTTATCACGTTTCTTTTTAGCCATTGTCAATCTTAATTTACTGGTCCGATCAGAAATCATAATTCCATTGAGATGATCAAATTCATGAAGGAAAATTCTGGCGGTTATGCCGTCCATTTTGCCCTCAGACATATACCCGTTTATATCCTCAAATCGGACTTCGATGGACGTTGGTCGTTTGACGGCGATGCGCAACCCCGGATCACTCAAACAACCTTCTGTCAATGATGCAGTTTCGTCGCTTATTTTAGTAATGATTGGATTAATTATCATAGTCGCTTTTCCATCCAAGATCATAATAAACAGTGACGCATCCAGCCCGATTTGATTGGCAGAAAGACCGACGCCGTGGTTTGATGTCATCACATGGCACATATGGTTGAATAATGCGTCGCGATATGACTGAACGCCGTTTTTGAATTGGCTAGTTGGGTATTCCAGAATTGGATTTGGAGTAATAACCAATTGGTGGGATGACAAATCATAAGTATTCATAAATTATTTCCTGTTTAGAAGGGTGATTTTTCCATCAGATGCACGACGCGCCAAGCAAAAGAAAAGCAAAGGAATGACGGCAACGACAGGATACATTGAGCCGATTATAATTGTCCATGCCCATAGTCTGTTGATCTTGAGAACAATGGCGCGCAGTTCAGCGATATTCACTATACCAACAATCATCATAATATGAATAATCGTGGCAAATGTAACGCTTGGCGCGGCGGCAACAAGAACGGTTCCAATTGCCAGAATGACTGATACGCCAAAACCATATTGCTCGCGAGAGATAGGTTTTCCGGTGATGAATACAATATTTTGCCAAAATTCTTTGGAATTGGTTTTTAGCGGAGTGGGGGAGAGCGTCATGATATATCCTTGATTGAACGAAGATGGTGATTTTTCTATCATACCATCTTCGTTCATTGGCGTCAATTGAAATCAACGAAGATGGGAGGACAATCGACGTGGATTCCACGATGATCCGATAAAAGTCCTGACGTGGATTCGTAATTTTTTAGGAGCGCGCCCATTTTGCAATCTGACATTCACGTTGAATGTGATGGTGTCAGTCTTGCTTTCAATGTCAATCGAGAAATCATAGATCATTTTATCCGCCTGCAAGTCCCTAAGATAAGAAACAAATAATTTTCTGACAGGGTGGGTATTCGTGACCTCAAGAAGCCCGTCATAGGGTTCTGTTATCTTCAGAAGATCGAATTTAAGGTCGGCTAAGGTAGTTGAAGTCTTCATGTTTGCAGTTCCTTGGGATGGCATGATTGCCAGTTAGATAATATCTTCATCTATAATTATAGATTTAAAATCTTGGGTTGAGGGGGTTCCTGTTGCGCTCAGAGTTTTTTCTTCAAATCCTGAACGTTTAAGTAGTTCCCATAATTTCCAATCAATTGCAGAAAGCGTTTCAAGCATTTTTAATCTGAATTCATTTTCCGTCATGGGAGGTTTTTGATGGTCATCGATCACTCGAATTTTTCTGACCATTAATTCATCAGAGCCGGAAGAATGTAGCTGTAAAGCGCAATACCTGAATCGATATCAATCTGACAAACCCCTTCGCTGAATTTCATCACACATGTTCCAGTTACGCCCAATTTTAAAATGCTCAGCACGGTTGATAGCTTCCAACTCCATACCGCGTCAAGTTTTCCGGTGACATCTGTTGCAAAAATTCGTCTGCCTGTCAGCGCCCCTTGTGCGTTGCCCACTCCGAAGACTAGATTGCCATCCTCGACTGTTACTGAAAATGTAGGCTCAATGCCAGAATAAATGCTGGCGACTTCTGAAAGCTGATTGACTTTCTGTATGGTGGGATCAATTGTAATTTTCCAATTTGCGCCCTTGAACTTCTTGCCTTGTAATTTCAAGACCTGTTCAACGATAGCTGCTGACATACAACGATATTGGTCTTTACTCCCGCTTCCGTCTTTAAAAACAATTGAAGTTGGCACTTCTTCGTTTTCAATTTTCTGCCTGATAACAGAAACGGTTGCATCGTCTGCCCTGTAATTTGAGAGTTTTGTGAGACTACTCAAATACCCCAGATTGCCAAATCCAAATTCCCCTTTAAATTCAGGGACAGGCTCATGGAGAGTTGCAGTTAAGACCATTGTTTTTTCTGGATCAATTGCATCAAGTTGAGTGGATTCGTCGGTGCCAGTGATCTTAATCGCCTCGATCATGCCTAGTCCGGCTGTATGCTTGAGAACGTCAAGTAATACTGTTTTTGGTTCCATTAATGTTTCCTTATTATAAGTTTAATTATATAGTATTATGGAGGGAATAGCAAGGGCTAAAAGCCGAATAGATCATTAAATGTTGTTTTTATATTAGAAGAACTAATATCCCAATCAAGACAACCAATAACATTGTCTAATTTTTTGTCGATCAGGGTGTCTTCCATCAAATTATCATCAAATGGCAATGCCTTGAACCAGTCCGGAACTCTACTTTCGTCTGTGGGGATACCAATACTTGTCATCCCAAACTGATTGTCTTTTAGTTTACAAACAATAGTTTTCATACTGTCCACAATAGGCATACTGTTTGTGTCGTTGTTTAGTTTCAGTAGTTCGTTGTAATTGATAGCAGCAAGAACGTGTCCGACTCCACATTTGCCGGTCTTGCGCCATGTCTTTGTTTTACTGGTTAGGTTGTTGACCTGTTTTGGAGTTCCCTTGTGCCATGAGGGCATTGCTCGAAATTCAGTCCTGAATTTGATAATTCGTTGGATGATTTCTTCTTTGGAAATACCAGTCAATGTCATCATGACAATTTCTTCAAGAAAGTTCTGGACAAATGCAGGAGTATCGCTGCGTTTAATATCTAGCCCTGTTACCTTCAGTTTTCCACGCTTGCCGCCAACGTCTTTTCGTTTCCCGCCGTCATCAATAACTAAAAGAGCATATTTTTTCTTTTTGATGAACAGAGTTTTTTCCGCAACAACTTCTCTGGCAGCTTTAATAATCGCGCCATTTTTTGTCGGGCAATGATGCTTCCTTGCCATATGATCGACAAAAGTATCATTGATCTGACGGCATATTTCGTCATATAATGTAATGATAGTTTCCACATCCCAATTAATTTCGCCCGAGTCAATCATGGGCTTATATGTTGGGTATGCAGTGAAATATGAAGAATCTGTGTCGCAGTACAGGATTGCAGCGCCGTCATGTTGATAGACGCCAGTGATAATTTCATTTACGCCAGCAGCCATATGCTGATCAATCCCACGTCCAGTCAAAGTCGTACTCTGGCCAAGTCGGAAATCGAAGAACCTACTTCCTGCGTTCAATAGAGCGCCATATAAGCTGTTGAGCAAAATCTTTCTGACTAATTGGCGTTTGTCCCAAAAGGATTCATTTGCTTTTGCCGCAACTGGATCAATTGCCACAATTTTACCATCTTTTATTTCCAGATCATTTTCTGAACAAAAAGACAATAATTCCTCTTTTGTTCCTTTCGCAAATATCTGGTCTAATCTGGCAAAGTCAATATCTGTCTTCAATTAAATTCCTTTCAATGTCATAATAATCTGTCGGGAATAGTTATGCCTTCGACCAAATCACTCCATTTTCCTTTTTTTGCCTGTAATTCCTGTCGCTCAAAATACCAACGTGAAAGTAATGATGGGACGACTCCCTCTTTTTCAGTGGTGAAAATTGTGCAATTACTAGACATAATCCATGGTCGGTTCTCAGCAAATATCATTCGGTAGATTTGTGCCCCGGTCAATTCTTCGACGCGCCCATCGTCATAATCAAGATGCAGGATAGTTTCTTTGTCTTGCGCCATGATCAAATCATATTCAACGCATGCAAATTTACCTTCCCATGCTCTGGGGACATGATTGTCTTCTTTTGTTCTCGGCGTGCGGAATGATTCAATCATTGCGGCGGTTAAATCTTGCCTGACTTGCGCCACAATGGTTTCCGGACTCATATTACATGCTCTGAGGATCGATGGATACAAGGAACTAAGGTCGATGCTTGCAGCCCAATCATGTAGCCCCACCTTAGGATGCGCCACATACGCGCCAGCAGCCTTCGGAGATATTTGCCCCCTACGCTTGTCAGGCACGATCAAGCCCCGCCCATGCGCCTCATTGGCTATCGCCTGATCAATCTGAGCGACTGATCCCAAGACAGTTTGCATCTTGACGGTGTTTGCATGTGCGATCATGTTGACAAGTTCAATATACTGCAATTTATCGTCTAATTGGCGAAGCAATGCAGTATCTTGAATGCTGTATAGAATGAATTTCTTAAAGTCGTTGTTGTATAACTGATCTAAAGTGCCATCATATGGAACCTTTTGTGATTTCAATTCATGTGCAGAAATACTATCTAGACTGTATGAATGCATTACACTGTATGTATACTTCTTGTATAGAGCCATGTAATCCAAATGGACGCGCCCGACAAGATCAAATGTCTCTTCTTCTTTATCAAATTTCATAACCATTCGACGTTCCGGATACTGATTCCACAGACAAAGATTCCGCAGATACGATTTCCCTAAAACTCTTGCAATTCTATTGACAAGATATGGAATATCAAACCCCTCGGAGTTCCAGCCACTTAGAATATCCGCATCGTCAATCAATTCAATGAATGCATGCAGCATTTGCACTTCATCATCCATAAGGAAACAATTTTCAATGCTGTCACATATTTCTGTTGCTTCTTCAAATGTCATTTCATCCGGGGCGACCACCAAACAAATAGTTTGATTGAGCCATTTTGGATGAAAGCTAATTGCGGTTATTCTGGCAAAAGGATCACTTACTGGTGCCCATCCGCGATCTTTAACTTTTTCGACTTCAATATCGAAAAATCCAACATTTAATACAGCAGAATCAGCATCTTTATAATTATCAGCAAGACACTTGAAGATAAGATTCATATCACTTTCAAAAATCTTCTTGTATCCATGAATCTTTTTTTCTTTGTTGAATAATCGCTTGCTGTCTGTCTGAAATCTGCTTAGCTTATCGCCGTGAATGCTGGTGAATTTGCCTTTTGGATCAGCGTAGTAAAATCCATATTCTGCGTTCTTTTCGAGAAAGACTCGTTTGCCACTGGCATCACGTTCGACAATATTAATTATATCTCGATTTTTGTCATGCATTGCATCAATGTAAATATTGATTCTCCTGTTATTGTTTCAACTTATACATAATTATGTCGGCATCGCCAATCTTAATAACTTGGTCATGTCGTTTTCTGACATCACACCATGCCACTTCGATATGAAGTTGTATTTTACTTATTTTAATAACTTTTCCGACGCCTAGAATGCTGGCGGTGATAGGGTAGGCGACATAATCGCCTACCCTAACTTCCCGGTCAAGCTTGTCGTAACATAGAGGCAACGTATTCGCTGTCATCAAAGGTCTCGCTTGACCGCCCTAAGAATATCTCCAACAGTTTCAAAATCGGTTTCTTGCTGGGTGAATGATGCTTTTACTGCAAGCTTCAGCGCCTTTGACAGAAGCCCCGGCTTGATATTCATTTCCTCGGCTATAGCCGCAGTCAAGTCCTTTAGGCCATCATTTAATGTAGCTCGCTCTTCTTCAATCAGAATTCCGGCTGCAAAGTAGTCTTCAAGTTTCTTAATTTGGGCAGGATCGTAGGATGTGGTATTGGTCATATATTGTCCTTGTATGATTTATATTTGTAGTATATCAGTAAGTAATTGTTTTGTCAATACTTAGTATTAGTTTTCTATTTTCCACATGATTATTTGGTCATCAGACCATTTGGCGGCAATTATGTATTCTTTAAATGAATACTCTTTGCCATCCAAATACCAGTAATCACCCCCACTCACAAGTTCAACAGCAGGTCCATCTATTCTATGTGCATTGTCTTTCAAACACCAGTATTTGGACCCATTTGCATTTTCAAGAGCAGGTCCGTCTATTCGATGCAATTTGTCATTTAAATACCAGAAGCGGTGCCCATATACATCTGTTATAAGTCCGTTTTTTATTTTGCTCATTGCAGCAATTTCCACATGATTATTTGGTCATCAGACCATTTGGCGGCAATTATGTATTCTTTAAATGAATACCTTACGTCATTTAAATACCATTCATAAGACCCACTTGCATATTCAACAGCAGGTCCATCTATTCGGTGCTGCCTGTTATTTAAATACCAGCAGCGATCCCCATTTGCATATTCAACAGCAGGTGCATCTATTCGATGCACTTTGCCATTCAAAAACCATTGTTTAGTTCCAATTGCATATTCAACAGCAGGACCATCTACTCGATGCAATTCGCCATTTAAATACCAGTGGCGACTCCCATTTGCATATTCAACAGCAGGACCATCTACTCGATGCAATTCGCCATTTAAATACCAGCGCCAGCCCCCATATTTATCTGTTATAAGTCCGTTTTTTATTGTGCTTATTGCGCTCATTGCAGTAATTTCCACATGATTATTTGTTCATTTGACCACTCGGCAGCAATTATGTATTTTGCAAATGAATACTCTTTGCTATTTAAATACCAGTATTTGGACCCATCTGCAAATTCAACAGCAGGTCCATCTATTCGGTGCTGCCTGTTATTTAAATACCAGCAGCGATCCCCATTTGCATATTCAACAGCAGGACCATCTACTCGATGCAATTCGCCATTTAAATACCAGTGGCGACTCCCATCTGTATATTCGACAGCAGGTCCATCTACTCGATGCAATTCGCCATTTAAATACCATTGTTTAGTTCCAAGCGCAGTTGTGTGCATTATAGATTCACTCATTGCAGCAACTTCCACATGATTATTTGTTCATTTGACCAATTAGCGGCAATTATGTATGCTTCAAATGAATACTCCGCCCCATTGAAAAACCAACGCTTATCCCCATCTCTATATTCAACAGCAGGTCCATCTATTCGATGTCGTTTGCCATTCAAACACCAGAAGCGATCCCCATTTGCATTTTCAATGGCGGGTCCATCTATTCGATGAAATAAGTCATTTAAATACCAGTGATTGTCCCCATTTGCATGTTCAATGGCAGGTCCATCTATTCGATGCAGACTATCATTTAAATACCATTGTTTAGTTCCAGATGCACTTTCAACAGCAGGTCCATCTACTCGATGCAGTTCACCATTTACATACCAGCACTTATCCCCATATTCATCTGTTATAAGTCCGTTTTTTATTTTGCTCATTGCAGCAATTTCCACATGATTATTTGTTCATTTGACCACTCGGCGGCAATTATGTATTCTTCAAATGAATAATTTATGCCATTTAAATACCATTCTTTATTTCCATCTATATATTCAATAGCAGGTCCATCTATTCTATGTGGGTTGCCATTTAAAAACCAGCCATAAGACCCATTTGCATGTTTAATGGCGGGTCCATCTATTCGATGCCGCCTGCCATTTAAATACCAGCCGGTGCTTCCATTTGCATGTTCAATAGCAGGTCCGTCTATTCGATGCAATTTGTCATTTAAATACCATTGTTTATTCCCACTTGCATCTGTTATAATTTTGTTTCGCCTTGGTCTTATTTCACTCATTGCAGCAATTTCCACATGATTATTTGTTCATCTGCCCACTTAGCGACAATTATGTATTGGTCAAATGAATACTCTTTGCCATCCAAATACCATTCATAAGACCCACTTGCATATTCAGCAGCAGGTCCGTCTATTCGGTGCCGCTCGCCATTTAAATACCATTCTTTATTTCCATTTGGATATTCAATAGCAGGTCCATCTATTCGATGCAATTTATCATTTAAATACCATTCTTTATCCCCATCTGCATATTCAGCAGCAGGTCCGTCTGTTCGATGCAGACTATCATTTAAATACCAGCCCTTATCCCCATTGGGGAATTCAGCAGCAGGTCCATCTATTCGATGCCGCTTGCCATTTAAATACCAGCCGTTGGACCCATCTATATATTCAATCGCAGGTCCATCTACTCGATGCAGTTCACCATTTAAATACCATTCTTTATCCCCATTTGCATTTTCAATCGCAGGTCCATCTACTCGATGTGTGTTGCCATTCAAATGCCATTCTTTAGTTCCATACACATTTGTGTGCATTATAGATTCACTCATTGCAGCAATTTCCACATAATTAGTTGCTCATCTGCCCAATTAGCTTTGACAATGTATTTTGCAAATGAATAATTTATGCCATTTAAATACCAACTAGACCCCCCATTTGTATATTCAACAGCAGGTCCGTCTATTCGGTGCAATTTGCCATTTAAATACCAGTATTTGGACCCATTTGCATGTTCAATGGCGGGTCCATCTATTCTATGTGGCTTGCCATGTAAATACCATCCATAAGACCCATTTGCATATTCAATTGCAGGTCCATCTATTCGATGCCGCGCGCCATTTAAATACCAGTAATTGTTCCCATTTACATATTCAACAGCAGGTCCATCTATTCGATGTCGCTTGCCATTCGAATACCAGCGCAGGGTCCCATCTGTATCTGTTATAAGTCCGTTTTTTATTAGTCTTATTGGTCTTATTGTGCTCATTGCAGCAATTTCCACATAATTAGTTGCTCATCTGACCAATTAGCTTTGACAATGTATTTTTCAAATGAATACTCTTTGCCATTTAAAAACCAACGCTCAGCCCCATTTGCATTTTCAATAGCAGGTCCATCTATTCTATGTGGGTTGCCATTTAAATACCAGTGATTGTCCCCATTTGTATATTCAATTGCAGGTCCATCTATTCGATGCAGACTATCATTTAAATACCATTGTTTATTTCCAGTTGCACTTTCAACAGCAGGTCCATCTACTCGATGCAGTTCACCATTTACATACCAGCACTTATCCCCATTTACATATTCAATAGCGGGTCCATCTATTCGATGCCGCGCGCCATTCAAATACCAGTATTTGGACCCATATGCATTTTCAACAGCAGGTCCATTTATTCGATGCAATTTGTCATTTAAATACCAGCAGCGATCCCCACTTGAATCTGTTATAAGTCCGTTTTTTATTAGTCTTATTGGTCTTATTGTGCTCATTGCAGCAATTTCCACATGATTATTTGTTCATTTGACCACTCGGCGGCAATTATGTATTCTTCAAATGAATAATTTATGCCATTTAAATACCAATGGCGACGCCCATCTGCATGTTCAATTGCAGGTCCATCTATTCGATGCCGCTCGCCATTCAAATACCAGTATTTGGACCCATATGCATTTTCAACAGCAGGTCCATCTATTCGATGAAATTCACCATTTAAATACCATTGTGTCGCCCCATTTGCATATTCAGCAGCAGGTCCATCTATTCGATGTAGTTGGTCATTTAAATACCATTCTTTAGTTCCATACACATTTGTGTGCATTATAGTTTCAGACATATTGCAACTTCAACATTATTTTATTTTCATCTGGTAAGGTGCTTGTTTCAAGGAATTCATCAATGTCACCACATTCCAACCCAAGCCACGCCCATGCTTGCTTGCCGGATTGCCTATGGACGCTTGCCGGACCATCGTGCCTGTGGAGTAGACCATTATAAAAATAATGTTCCCAATTTGGATCAATAAAAGCAGGATTATTACATCGATGTAAACTCCCATTCCTGTGCCACTGTTCAATGCGATGGAGAGCAGGCAGGTAATAATTATCAATCATGGAAGGATTGTCATTAAATGACTGAAGCCCGCAAGCACACTTCCATTCTTCTATGGTTTGGGCAAGATCAAACGGCGGGTTATCTTCTTGAATATGCGCAATTGAGTATGTTATTTCTCTTTTGCAGTTATCACAGATATGCATGTAGCCCTCATATAAATTTGCAGACTTCAAGCATATCATGATTTCAATAAGAAAGCAATGGTTAAATTCGTCGCAGGTAACTCATATGCAACCAACCAGTATCGTCAATTTTGCCCCAGCCATCAGATTTTTGAATGACTTCAACTATATTCCCCTTGACAACTGATGCAATAACTTCAAATGATGTTCCCGGTCCTGATCTAACATTGAGTTTGGCAGGAGTAACCTGAAACAGCATGGAATCCGCATTGCGATCAGGCAACAACTTCTTCATGCTATTCATTGGAAATGCTGGACCCGGATCGGTTTTCCATCCGCGAGTATCAATTTCCTCATGGCTTACAATGTCAATAATAGAATACGCATCAATCAGAGTTTTTGTTAATTCGGCAACCACATGCATCTGTGCCTGCGGATATACAGGCCAGAAGAATGATCCGCTTCCGACACGAGAATGTGCAGCTTCCACTACGTCGCCAACTTCATCGGCAGTTTTCAAATTCCCATATGCGTCCTGAAACTTATCTCCGACTTTGCGAAGAAATCCGGGATTGACAATTTCAATTCCGATTGACCATTTGTTTAATCCGGTATATCCTTCATACGCGCTTGGCCCAGCATGCCATGCCTTTATGTTGAATGGGACAAGCTGAGTAATAGTGCCGTCATAATCAATGACCACATGTGCGCTGACATTGCTTTGTGGATTAGTCAACGTATTGATTGCTCCGGAAGCATTCCACCCTGCTGTATAATGCATCACAATAAATTTTGGAGAAATCACTCCACTGTGATTATGAGATGCAATGTAATTAGATGATGTTAATTTATGATTCGATATATTGTAAGTCAAGACGATTCCTGAATAGTTGATGGATCGCGGGATCATATTCCCCGTATAAATCAACTATCATTCGCTCCTGCGTGTTTCTATTGGCCAATGCAAAACTATTTCTAATCTCTGTAGCGCCAGTCATTATAGAATCGTTGATTTCAAATCCGAATGTGGGCAGCGTAAGTATATATCCATGATTGTCCGCACTTGTTGTCATCGATGCATATTTTTGCAGATAACGAGTCGATCCATCTTTTTTTGGAGTGAATACAAATCTTGGATTATCATTCATATCTTTTTCACTGACTGCAAATATCAATGTAATATTTGCGGGATCGTATTTGCCGACAATCTCAATTGCGGCATATGTATTTTTTACTTCGACAACTTTATCTTTTGGAATGCCCAATATTGAAAACAAGTATTGCTTTTCCGAAAAGGAGAATGGGCTTTTCTCTGGACTAATCAATGAAGTTGTTGCAATGTAGACATCATCAAATTTATCAGTGAGCCACCGATAGCCCCGCGCGTGCCCTTTATGCGGAGGCTGAAATCTTCCTGACAGAATTGCAACAGTTTTCTTTGGCTGAAATACCTCAAATAATCTCACTTGCTTTCCTTCATGAAATGGTGGCGATCCACTAATTTGATGACGCCATATGGAGTTACAGCAACATATCCTTCATGACCGCTTTTCCCGGCAAAGGATGCCTTGATTGGCTGATGCTCATCAGTGTCAATTTGATTCTTGACTGCTGTCTTCAAATCTGCAATGAGTCGAATAGCTTCCCATGTTGCATTATATTCTGTTTGTTTGATTTGAATATAATCTCTGACATTCTGTTTCTTAGAATCACTAATTTTTGCAGAATCAAGCCAAATAATAAAGCCATTTGGCGCATCATGGTATTGGTTTGAACCTTGGCGTGCCAGACCTGCTATATATTTTCCAAACAATGCGCCCAAATCAGTTATTTTTCTGGACCGCAATGATTTTTCATCGAGCAAATCTGCAATATGGTGAATGTTTGTTATATCCGGAATGTCAATGTTTATTTCAGGATTGTGCATCATCTCTGTTGAAAACACACACAGACCGGGCACATTATCAAATATCGAAATGTCAGTCAATGGCGATACTGCATGAGAATCGGATTTGAATTGACTGTGCATTGCAATTCCACAAGTTGATCCAAGAATTAGCTTACCGTATTCACTATTTGCTGCAACATCATATCTGATTTTATTTGGAGTAAATGAATAATGCCCGTCGATCAAATCCGGCTGATCAACAAACATCAAGTCACCCTGAAAATATCCAACAAGGTCTTTTGGGATCATCTGATCGAATTTGTTCCACAATGTTGAGATTGTCAGGGCGAAGGATGCCCGGTCAGAACCCCCGGAGCGCCCAGCTAACATGCCGTACAGCGCCTCTTCGCTTTTACAGCGCCCGTCATATCCTTTGGCGTTAAACCCGCTCTTATCCGTCACCATGAGCGCGCCGTCAGAATCCCTGCCAATAATCAAGGCAGGCGAGCCATCCCATTTGACGCTCAAACTATTAACATCAGATGCGATATGATCTAGGGCAGACAAGGCGGCTTCTGCCCCATCTGCCCCATATTGCCACACTAAATCTTCCGGGTGTGAAATTCTAGCTTTGACTATCTCGAATAGTCTCATTTAATATCCAATTATTTTGTGTTTAATTTTGCAAGAAATCTTTTTGTTAGACCTTCAAGACGACGATTTTCATTTGATTGTGCAATGTCAATGATATTTGGCATAGAATTAGAAATCAAATAGTCAAGACTTTCATCTGATAACCTGAGTGCAATCCCACCCTTTATCGGTTCTGCCCGATTTAAATCATCAACCAGCGCCTTTTTTCCTGTCGGTGAATCATCATCCAATGTGTCAACTTCAGTTGCCCGCAATTCACTCACTAGCCAATTTGGCATTTTAGTTCGTGGTCCAACAGGAGCAACTTCGATCAATGATAGAATTCCGGCATCAATTGCCTCTTTAATAGCAGTATGACCATGAGCAGCAATCAATATATCTGTGATAATATCAGATCGTCGCATTTCTGTCAAGGATGCATTTGGATGGCGACGCATAAATTTTTCACCAAGAGTCTTTGCGTCCAACCGCGTCAAATATGCCAATTCGCCAACAATTTTATTTTCCGTTGGGGCAACTCCTGATGTGAATTCAGTTGCAGGAAGATCAGAATGAAATTCACCACTCTGGACAATCTGCAATGCTCGTTTGAGGCTGCGCAAGTTAGATGGCCTGTGATCTTCGATTTCTGTTGGTCTTGACATGTGTCCTGCGGCGGGAGCCGATCTACCAGAATCAAATTCATGAGTCTTTATGTCATGTTCCAAGGCTGTGATATTTTTTTTCAGATCACCGTCCCACT